TGATCCATTTGATGTTGCGTTTAATAATATGTATATGCTACAAGCAGGACAGATAGGCGGACTTGCAGTATTTGATGCATTTGCACAATACAAAGAAACAATTGGTCGTGTATTTGGTAGCGAATATAACTTTTTATGGAATCGAAATACAAAGATTCTTAAAATACTTAGAAGTGTAAGACATGAAGAAGAAGTTGCCGTAGGTGTATATAATTATATACCTGAAAGCATACTACTTAAAGATGTTTATGCAAGCGACTGGTTATCAGCATACGCACTAAGCCAGTCTAAGTATATGTTAGGTGAAGCAAGAAGTAAGTTCACAAGCGGACTACCAGGCGCTGGTGGTGCAATACAGTTAAACGGTACAGAACTTAAAGCAGAAGCACAAGCAGAACTAGAAAAACTAAACGAACAAATACACTTAATGGAAGAAGGAAACGATCCGCTAGGATTCGTAATTGGTTAATGAAATTAATAGGCATAGTTGGATTTATAGGCTCAGGTAAAGATACAGTAGCAAAAGAATTTGTGAAATATGGTTGTGTACAAGATTCATTCGCCGCTCCATTAAAAGATGTAGTTGCTTCAACATTTGGTTGGGATAGATCAAAACTTGAAGGCGATACAATTTCAAGTCGTGACTGGAGAGAAACTCCAGATATGTTTTGGTCACGCAAAACAGGTATTCCTAACTTTACTCCGAGACTAGCATTACAATTAATGGGTACAGATGTAATGCGTAATCATTTTCATGAAGACATTTGGATTGACAGTTTGGAATACAGATTGAGAGCAAAGCAAGAAGAACGATGTGTTGTTGTAAGTGATGCTAGATTTGAAAATGAATTAAATTTAATTAAAAATCTAGGCGGTCACATTATTTGGGTACAACGAGGCGAATTACCTGAATGGTATGAAGTTGCTAAAACAGCATCAGACAATGCAATTAATCGCAAAATTATGCAAACAAAATACAGAGATGTACATGAAAGCGAATGGAATTGGGTAGGGTGTAAAGCAGATTATGTTATACATAATAACAGCACATTAGAAGATCTACAAGCAGAAGTGCATCAAATCTACAAAATACTGTTTAAATCAGTACTCAAAATAGTATAATATCGCTTAATATCACTAAATTTTCTAAATACCCCAAAAACTCCTAAAAATGATAAATAATAGCATACGAATATATCGTATCTAATATATTAGATTAGGAGAAAATTATGGCGACATTAGTAAGTCCTGGTGTTAGCATAAGTGTTTCAGATGAAAGTTTCTACGCTCCCGCAGGAGCAGGTACAGTACCTTTGATCGTTATTGCAACGGCTCAAGACAAGACTGCACCAGACGGTACATCAACAGCGGCTTATACTACATCAGCAACAGCAAATAAACTCTATCAGATCACAAGTCAGAGAGAGTTATTACAAAACTTTGGTAATCCGTCATTTGGCGCTCATGGTAGCGAAACAAATGAATATGGATTAATGGCCGCATATAGTTTCTTAGGTATTTCTAACAGAGCCTATGTTTTAAGAGCAGACATCGATTTAGGCGAACTTGAAGCATCAAGTTCAGCACCATCTGCTAAAGCGGCAAACGGCACATATTGGTTAGACACCGACGAAACATTATGGGGTTTCAAGAAATGGAATGGTTCTAAGTGGATCGCAGAAAAAGGCAACATCAAAGTTGTTCCTTCAAATGACCTGCAGTCAGGCGGCACACCAAAACCAGCATTCGGAAAAAATGACGAGATTTGTGTAAGATATTATGATGCAGACGGTACTCAGGCTGATGATATAAAATTCTATCAGAAAGTATCCAATGTATGGTACCATATTGGTTCAAGTGCATGGAATTCTGCAAGTTCAAAAGATTTCCAAGTTGCAGTGCATACTGCATTACCTGCAACTAGATCAAACGGTAACGCACTAGTTTCAGGTGATTTAATTCTTCAATCTACAGCCGCTAATAACGGTACAGCAGTAGATATTTCCCAATACAACAGTTCAACAGGACAGTGGGTAAGCGAAGAAAATTATGTAAGACAATACGAAAGAACTGCAAGAGGCTTATTTGAAGCAGACAATGCTTTTGTAAAAGGTGTTGTTATGGGTGACCATGCAGGTGAAGACGGTGAAGCAACTGTGAGATTCAAAGAATGGAACGGTGAAGCAACTGTAACATTAGCAAGTAGTGCGGCAATATCAGACACTGCAATCAGCAATAGTTATATTGACGCAAGTAATGCATCATTCAAAATTAATGTTGATAACGGAACTGATATTGAAGTTTTCTTAACATCAGAAACTAACGGTAACATTGCAGTAGATGATGTGGTTGCAGACATTCAAGCGGCTCTTTCTTCAGCAAATGTAACTACTACATTTGCAGATCAAGTATCAGCAAGCAATGTTTCAGGTAAAGTTACACTTGTAAACTCAAAAGGTAATAATGTCTCATTTAAGGCAGGTAACAACAGTTTTGTTTTAAGTTTATTAAACTTGGATGCAACTCCTGCATCTAACTGGAAAGACATTAGTTTTGAAGCACAAGCAACTGCTCCAGTAGGTACAACAGCAAATGCTACATTATGGTATGATGCTGATATTAGTACTGACAACATCGACCTTATGTACCACAATGGTAGTGCATGGGCAACATACAACGATGATTGGCAAACTAAAGCAAGTGAACCTACAACACAAAGCGATGGTTCAACAGCATTAACAGGTGGTGAGATTTGGATTGACAGTTCCGATACTGAAAATATTAAAATCTACAAGCACAGTGGTACTGCATGGGTATTAGTTGATCAAACAGATCAAAGCAGTGAAGATGGTATTCTTTTTGCTGATGCTCGTAAAGATAGCAGTTCTGCTACCGATTCTGATGCACCAAGTCCTGCACTTTATCCAGCAGGTATGCTATTATGGAACACTAGAGCAAGTGGCGGCGGTGTAAAACAATACATCAAAGATCACACTGTTGGCGGTGTTTTAATTGGAGATAGATGGGTAAACTATAGTGGCAACCATGCAGATGGTTCTATGGCTTTCTTAAGAAAGGCACAGAGAAAAGCAGTTGTTAAAGGTTTACAAGCGGCAGTAGCGGCTAACGAAGATATTAGAAATGAAACTAATAGATTTAACCTTGTTGCAGTTCCAGGTTATCCAGAACTAACAGACGAAATGTTAGGTTTAAGTGTTGATAGAAAAGACACAGTCTTTGCACTTATCGATGCTCCATTTAGACTTAACGCAAGTGCTACAACAGTTCAAAATTGGGCAACCAACGGTAGTAACGCAGTAGAAAATGGTGAGAACGGACTTTTAAGTTCTTCTTCACAAGCGGCTGTTTATTATCCACATGGTTTAACAACAAACTTAGATGGTACAAATGTAATGGTTCCAGCATCACACATGGCGTTGAGAACATTTGCATACAATGACCAGGTGGCATTCCCATGGTTTGCACCAGCAGGCTTCCAAAGAGGTCTTGTTAGCAATGCAACTTCAGTTGGTTACTTAGATCCAGCAGAAGGCGAGTTTACTCCAGTAGCATTGAACGAAGGTCAAAGAGATGCATACTATCTAAACAAAGTTAACCCAGTTGGTAACTTCCCTGGTAGAGGCTTAGCAATATTTGGTCAGAAAACACTTAACGCAAATGCATCAGCATTAGATAGAGTTAATGTTTCTAGATTGGTTATCTACATCAGAGAGCAACTTGATGATGCAGTTAAGCCATTCTTGTTTGAACCAAATGATTCAACAACCAGATTGAATGCAAAAGGTGTAGTTGATAGAGTTCTTAGCGAATTAGTTATTCAAAGAGGTCTTTACGACTATGTATCAGTTTGTGACACTTCTAACAATACTCCAGCGAGAATTGATAGAAATGAATTACACATTGATGTTGCAATTCAGCCAGTTAAAGCAGTAGAGTTTATCTACATACCGATTAGAATCCAAAACACTTTGGGCTCAACAGGTTAATAAGCATTTAACTATACTAAAGGGCGGTTTTTACCGCCCTTTTTTATATCCTTATTAAAAGGGTATATTATAAAATTAGGCAATAAATGATAAATAAATGTATAAAATAAATTAAGTTCGTAGGAGAACAATATGGCAACTAATACAGCCCCAACAAAAGATAAATTTGGTGTTCCACTCCAAAGCGGTGACGCTGGCGGTGGCGGCATCTTAATGCCAAAACTAAAATATCGTTTTAGGGTAACATTTGGATCGTTGTTTGCTGGTGCTAACGAAGCAAAAGTAATGACACAAAATGTCCAGAATGTGACCAGACCTGCTGTAACATATGATGAAGTTATAGTTGAAAGTTATAACTCTAAAATTTACATGCACGGTAAACACACATGGGATCCTGTGACAGTAGTACTCAGAGATGATATTACTAATGGAGTTACTAAATTAGTCGGTGCTCAGGTACAAAGACAAGTTAACCATTATTCACAGACAACTCCTGTTGCTGGAAACGATTATAAGTTTGACATGTTTATCGAAATATTAGATGGTGTTAACACTGGTGGTACAGAAACATGGAAATTAGAAGGTTGTTTCTTACAAAATGTAAACTATAGTGATACAGATTATTCAACAAATGAACCTGTACAAATTACACTAGCAATTAGATTTGATAACGCATTACATATTGAAGGCGACGGTGCTGAAGTAGGTGACAGAGCGGACGGTGGTGATCCATTCCCAGCAGAAACTCCAATTCTACAGCCTGGCGTTATTGGTTAATCCAATTAATCAATAGGATTCGATATGGCCGGAGATAAATTTCATAAATTTTATTTTCGCGACCCGAAGAATGCAGAAAGATTTAAGCCTGGGGTTACACCTCCCAGGCTTAATTTTAACGGGTTCGTGGAGTTTAAGTTTGCACCCGGCGTATGGCAACTTGTAGAGGCCAATGGCACTTACAGAGAACAAATAAGCAGTTTACTACAAACTGCTAAATTACCATCAGTTACTTTCAATACCCAAATTAAAAATCAATACAATATTAAACGAGTTGTAAATACCAGTGTGGATTATGCACCGGTAGAGATTAATGTAATTGACACAGTTAACAACGAATGGCTCATATTACTTATGAAATATTTTTCATATATGTATATGAACCCTAGAAATAAAACATCATCAGGACCTCCACCGTCACCAAATGAAGATGGAACTCCAGGTCCAATACCAAATGAAAGAGATGCAGATCCAAAAGGATATGACTCCTCATCTAGTGTGTGGACTAGACCAAGCAGTTTTATGACGGATACATTTGATAGTAATGCCGCAGGTTTAGACATACACAGAGATTTAACAGGTGGACCAAGTTTTATAGATCAAATAAGAATAATTGTTTATCATGGTGGCACAGGTACCGAGTATATATTATTTAAACCAACTATCACACAATTTGATTTAGGACAAATAGATTATACCAGTACTGATTTTAGACAATTTAGTATGACATTTGAATATGAAAATTTCACAGTTAATAATAAATTTAACTTCCAGTTAAATGAAGATGATCTTGCAAGGTTTGAAACTATAGATGCACACTTTGAATTTGATGCAACTGATAATGTTAGAAGGTCTAACATGCCATGGTATCAAACAAGCACAGCAGGTATGCTCGGTGATACAGATAGACAGCGACCTAGAGATGTGCAACCATTATTAAAACGACCGCCACCAGAGTCAACGGAGTAATATGAGCACAAGCCTTTATACAACATTTGGAAACGAAACTAGTTATAAAATACTAGGTGATACACTTGTGGCATACATAGAGGGCTCTACAATTAAATTTCCTTTACCTGATGCAGGGTCTGAAATTTTAGCAACACTGTATGATGAAAGATTTGTAATCAGAGACCAAATAAAATTTGAGCAAGTCAAAATTAAATTAGAAAAAGCAGGATACAAAAAAGCAAATGCAAATGCTTTTGCACCTGTAATAATGCAAGTAGCAGAAGCACAAGGAATTGATCCTTTAGATTTCTTTACAGCAAAAGGATATGCTATCGATTTTACAATTGATGCATACAACGCAATAAATGAATTGCGTCCAAAAGGTAGCAGAGTAGGAATTGCAGTTGAAACAACTAATAAACAAAGCCCTGCAAAAAATCTTATCCAACCTTAATAAATAATTACTATGAGTAAGTTTGCACAAGGCCTATATGAGGTAGCCAATGTTTCTAAGTATGTAGGAGACAAACTCCCTTATTTCCGAAGCAGTTGGGAATTAGCATTTATGCGAATGTGTGATGCACACCCTAACATAACTAAATGGGCTAGTGAAAATGTAAAGATACCGTATAGAAATCCTGTTACAGGAAAGTACACTAATTATGTTCCTGACTTTATGATACAATACACTGACAAAGACGGCAATCAACATGTTGAACTTATAGAAATAAAACCTAGAAATCAAACAACATTAGAAAGTGCTAAAAGCAAAGGCCAAGCAATGCAAACAGTTGTAAACGCGGCCAAGTGGGAAGCCGCTACAGAATGGTGTAAACGCAAAGGCATTAGATTCAAAGTGATCAACGAAGATCAAATCTTTAAAAACAACAAACCTCGAAATTCTAAAAAACGCATTTCAAAGCCACGCAAGAAGTAAATAGTGCTATGAAGTTATTAT